TCGTGCGGGTGCGAGAACCTGTCCTTCACGGGCTTGTCTTTGTAGCGGCTGGTGCTGCCGCCCACGAGCACGCGCTCGAAGCGATAGCCGCCGTTGAATCCCTTGCGCAGGGTTTTGCAGGACGGGTCGAGCATGAACGCCGGCTCGCCCGCGGCCATGGTCTGGAGGAAGAAGGCCACCGCCTCGCGGCGCCCGAGGAAGTCGTTCGTGCTGGCAGGCTCGCAGACGCAGCCCAGCTCGAGCAGGGTCTCGAAGCAGGACTTCTCGTCGTTCTGGCTGCGCCCCGCGCCGGCAGGGTCGCCGACGAATTCGAAGCGGAAGCCCGAGAACTCGGTGTTCAGCGCCGGCTTCACCACCGTCGTGTAAAACTGGCGGATGCCCATGTCCTCGGTGGTGTACTCGCGCAGCACGTTGGCGCGCCCGCCCGGGGCTTGCTGCCCGAGGACCGCCGCGGGCGTCAGGCCGAAGTCGAAGGCGACAACGATGGGAACCTGCGGGATGGCGATCAGCGGCTCGTCGGCCAGATGCACCTTGTCGTTCCACTCCGGGTAGACCGGCTTGCCCGTCATCGTGGATCCGTACTGCCCGCCCAGCATGACCTTGATGTAATCCTCGGACTTGCCGGCGCGCTGCCGGAGGTAGTACTCGAATCCGCCTGGCAGGTTCTCGACGTTTTCCGCTGCGGGGTTCGGCACCCACTGCCCGTAGCGCGGATCCTTCTCGTCGGTGATCCGCATCAGCCCGCCAGGCTGGTGGAAGAAGCGGTAGCCTTCCGGCTTCTCTTCGTCGAGCTTGTAGAACCAGTGATCGTCATCCGGCGGGTTCGTGTCCATCAGGACCCCCGTCCAGGTCGGCCCGCCCATCCGTTTCGACGGGAAGCGGCCGACGCGGCCGGTCAGCAGGTCGAGGACGGCCTTCTCCATTTCGCTGGCCTCGTTCATCCAGGCGAAGGTGGCCTCCAGCGACTTGAGCTTGCCGACGTCATCAGGGCGATCGATGGCTAGGAAGATGGCCTCGTGCCAGAGCCGCGTGCCGTCAGGCAGCATGATGTCGATGGTGCCGGTGATCGGCGCGTCCCACTTCATCGTGCAGATGTCGCCGAACCAGTCCATCCAGGTCTTGATGGTCGTGGACTTCAGCTCGGGGTAGGTGTTGCGGCAGACGATGGAGCGCGACCGGCGCACACCCTGTTCATCAGGCGCTTGCTCGACGGCGCGCGTGATGATCTCCATGCAGCAGCAGGTCGACTTGCCCGAGCCGATCGGCCCCTTAATGCCGCGCACGAAGGAGCTGTCGGCATGGAAGGATTCGGCGACCGGCCCGGGCGGCTTGTAGGAAATGAGCATGAGCGCACCGGTGGAGTGAGATGCGCTGGATGGTACGAAGGGGATGACCGGCCACAACGAACGGTGGCCGGCGGGGAATTGAGGGGGCGCGGCGCCGAGCGCTAATCCCCCGGCTTATTCGGCAGGCGTGGTCGCCTTCTCTCTACGAGACCCACGTTGGCCCTGCCGGCTTCAGCGCCAAAGCGTGGCGCACCGCGTGCCAGGATTCTACTGGATGGATGTACAGGAGCGGAAAGCCTATTTGCAGGGGAAGGCTTCGCTGATGGCAGCAGTCACCATGATCGAGGAGTCCTTGTGGAGCTGCTCCGGGTGATTCGTCATGTAGGCGTCGACGATCTTCCTCATCTGGCCGATTGGTACGGTGTTCGGAAAGCAGGCTCACCGCGGATCCGTCCGCCCAGCGGTGTCAATCACTCCGGCAACGTAGAAGGCCCGGTCAGTCTCATCGAGACTGGAGAGCTTGTTTCCGGAAACATAGTAAAGCGCCTGCGCCTGCGCCTGGCCCGCGGCCAGTAGCGCGAAGAGGATCCATTTCTTCATGCCCAGCTCCTGTTGATTATTTGCTTTATTGTAACAACCGGGGTAAGCCTTTATGGGAACGTGAAAAAATTTTTGGGCTCAGACCCTCCCCCTCCCGGGTCGACTCGCCTGGTCCACATGGGAGGTCGCATCGATGGATTTAGGAAAATCAATAAATTTTGTCTAAGACAAAAAGTCATGAACGGATGTAGACTCCCAGCAACCAATTAGTATCGTGCCCGGACTTCCTTGGACTGGACCAGGCACTGCTATTCGCTTGAGCTACAGAGGAACCGGTACATGCAACACGTTTTGATCGTCGACGATGACGAGGATGGGCTATACCTGCTTGCCGAGATTCTCAAGATTTACGGGTATCGCGTGTCCACCGCAACAAATGCGCTCATTGCAATGCAGATATTTCAACGTGATGCTGCTGATATCGTGATCACGGACTATCGAATGCCTCACATGAGCGGCGGAGAGATGCTCGCGCTGATGCGCCGCGACCGGCCGGATCTCCCCGCAATCATCGTGTCTGGTACGGCTTTCGATGCGTACCCAATCGATGAAATGACTCTTGCCTTCTCCAAGCCGGCCGACAGCGTTGAACTGGTTGTCGCCATGCGCTCCCTGCTCCTCATGGTCGCCAAGAAAATGGCATCGTAGCCTGACCTGTTCCAGCACTGGAGACCTCGAGGCATACCCGAGGCAGCGACTGCGAGCGTAGGGCTGAACCTACTTAGCTGGAGGAATGAATCGCTGCACCGTGCTCATTCCATCTTCGCCTTGCATCATGATTCGATAGAAGTAGCTACGGTCGGCCTTCAGATCTTGGTCGATGGAATTCATCGTAGCGAACCCAAACGGGTCGGTTGGCTGAACGCCGAATATGTGTTCGCCCGGCGGTAAGATCAGCTCCACCTTCTCGCCAGGATTCAGCACGGCAGCTTCCTCTCCATCAATGAAAAGATGTTGGAAGACCCCCGCGCCAAATAGGCCAGTGTCTCGTACAAAAACGGCTCGAGCATTACCTTGTGCCGGCAGGTTGTTATGGAACCGAACCTGTGTCTCAGGGGCTTGCGTGGCCTCCTTTACCTGAATCGCGGTAGTGGAACAGCCTGCGATGAATAGCGCACCGAGTGCGGCGAATAGCTGATACTTCATGCCCAATCCCCTTTGCATTATTTGCTAATGGAAACATTATAGTTGCTATTGGTTGCACATTTGCAAATATGAGCTTGGGTGCTTACTGGAGGCGGCAAGTGCGGGCGTAGGGGTGTATGTGGAGGCTCAATGCCCCCTGGGGGGTGACGGCTGTGGTCCAGCAGGGGGGGGCCACCCCGGGGGGGCTCTCTCCTATGGGAGAGAGAAGGCAGAAAAAAATCCCCGGCCCTGTGAAGGGGGGATCTTTTTTTCCGGGCTCTCTGGGCGCCGGCTTTGCATCGATCACGTTTTCGGGTAGACGAACGGATTCAACATCCGGTCTTCGAGCTAGGATTCATGCGGGTTTGCGGCCGGTTCGCCTTCGATTTGTACAGGCTTCGTCCGGGGCGGAATGCCGAAACTGAAGGATACCGGTTGCTTGTGCTGGACTTCGATCCGCTGGCCGTACTTATCCGGCCGCATTCTCTCTGCGATCCACTGGCGCGTTTCGATCCGGAGCTTCGCCGCCATCACTTCCGCCGGCATGCTGGCGCCTGCGACCGTGTCGGCGATTTCCAGCATGTCCTCGACGAGCGTATCCGCGCGATCCTCATGCGCCTGCGCATAGGACTTGCGGAAACTCTCATATTCCCGCATCCACCGATAGACCGTACTCGCCGGCGTGCCGCTATGTTTGCACCATGCCTGCAGGCTTTTGCCGCTCTGGATCCACTGGCACAGTTCATCCGCTATTGCTGGCGTATAGGAGCTTGGGCGTCCTCTCTCTCTCTTTCCTGCTACTGGGAGCGGAGCGGTATCCGTGGGCGTTCCACTGTGGAGACTTTCCGCCGCGTGAAATTTCAGATCGTCCATTCCTGCCATGGCCGCTACTCTCTCTGCTAGTTCGGGATTGTGCGGACTGGCCGCTATGATCTCGGCCCGTAATGCGTCCGGGCTCTCTTGGGCTCTCTTGAGGATGTCATCCCGTGGCATGTCTCCACGGCGGATGTTCGCCCCTACATGGACGGCGGATTGAATGCCATCCCGCATGGCGCGGAGCATTGCCGATCGTTCCCGCCGCGTGATTTTCCGTCCGAGCTTCAGCTCCTGCTCTTTCGTGAATGCGGCCGCTTCGGCGATCTCTGAAGCTTTCCGGAATGCGTCCGGTTTGCTCATGCCGGCCAGCTCATGAATCCTTTGTTGCCATCTTGCATCACGTTTTGATACGTTTTCGGATGCTGGCTTGATGTTGCTTTCCGTTACTGACTGTTGTTTTGCCATTCTGAAGCTAGGCTAACTCTTTGATTTTCAAGGACAAAAAAATATTTTAAAATAATCCTTGAATGTATTTTTCATGGATACTAATCTGTATTCAACGCAGCACGAAACCGCAGCAACAAAACGAGTTTAGTGCTGGCGCGACAGTCCACAACTAAGGAGAAAAACCATGGCCACTCAAGCAAAAAACGCATCCGGATACATCATCTATCGCGGCCCGTCCCTGCTCAACAATGAGCCCATTGTAGTCGTTGCCATCACGAAAAAGTCATCGAATGCGAAGACCGGCAATGTCGTGCAAACCTACATTCTTGTCGACAATGGCCAATCTCCCATCGCGAACGTCAAAGCGCTGGCCGAT